GTTGGAATTCGGTTATAGCTACATCATCATAGACGGTAGGATTAAATTCCATCAGCAGCAGATTTACTACAATCGCCCCATCATCTTTGAAGGTCTGAGATACTTTATTGGTTCTGAATAGTTTATCTACCCATCCATAATTAGCATTGGTTAATGTCATTACATCACCAGCTTCCAATTGGAGGCCGTCAAATCCAACAGAACAAGTGACCTGCAAATCCTCCCGCGAGGACTTTAAGAATCGGTTAGCTAGATACTGCGCGCGTACATTATTGTTACAGAACGGAACTGTTATTGATTGCTTATTAATTGGCTCATTAGGGAATAGAAGTGCCGGATCAATTTGGGCTAGATCAAAAGTTGAAGTATTAAACGCATCCTGATTAGACTTGTCGGGGAACTTGACCTCGGCAATATTGAATGAATTAGATAGATCAATAGGCGTAACCTGTATCGAGGATATAATATTGCTATCATTTATAGCCATTGCTACGGTGTATGTGGGCTTCTGGACGATCACGCCCCACTTAGCCGTTACCTCGTCATATCTTAATAAGCAATCGCAGCTAGAGGTCATGTTCTGTAGCGTACTCATGATAGTCCGAGCCGCGTCTACCGCCCCATCAAACCTAAATCTGGTCTGGGTTGTTGTCACCCCATCATAATCTGTATAGGTAAATGACTCGTCCGAATAAACATCTAGTGCCGTAAGGCTTGTGGTGTCAATCTGAGTTGAAGGAATTGCCGCGCCATACCGAGTGTTGGTCAAGAAGTCTGAGAAACATTCTCCCGGCTTGTGTCTGCTATTTTTTACTTGAAACCTAGTCGGAGCCAAGCCTCGGATATTTGCTGTGACGCTATAAGTAAGGACAAGAATTGCGAACGCGCAATTGGTCATTAGCTTTGTTCCGTCCCACTTGTAGATTAAATTACTATCCTGCATTACTTGAATTGCGGTCTGGTCTGAATTCGTTGGCGTATTTGAGCCGTTGCTATACAAATATATATTAATTTTACCTTTTACATTCGTTTCAGATTCCCCCGTGGACTCATCTAGCAACGCATCCACTTGATATTGATTCGTCGCATTAAATACGCATTTCTTTCCTGAGTAGTAAATATCCCCGAAAGTAATTGTATCGGCAGTCTGACCGGGATTAGTATTCGTAACCTCGCTCAATGCTAGGACGTAATATAATTTCTGATCGTTATCGGTTATGCTTAAATCTATTACGGTTCCACCGATCCACGAATCGCCATAGACAACAGGAAGTTTATTAGATGTAGCCGGAGGTATCTGGGTTCTGTTCCCCGGGTCGCGCTGCTCCCCACCACCACCGGGAGCGTTCGGGCCACCTATAACCGCTGAGATTGCGAAAGATATAGCCATTGATACAACCATACTGATTGCAACAGATATGGTGGTGGCTACAGCCATTGATATTGTGAACGTCAGTGCAAGAAAGGTCGCAAGCGTGGCAACGAAAGCGTAAGCCTGACTTGTGAATGTCAGCGTACTAAGCCCGACAAAAAGCACCCAAGTTCTTTTATTTATGAAAGTTCTTTTATCCACGTTTCTTCCATTTTCTTTAGGCCATATTTTTCATAATTCAAATTGGGACTGTTGTGCAGCTTCCCCATTACAAAAAAAGTTATTCTACCTTCGTCTTTTAATTGGTTTCCGTAGTTCACAAATTCCTTAAAGAGCCTATAGCCTACCGTAGACTTCCTATATTCTGGTTTAACATACCACGCCAACTCATGCAGTCCAAACGTCTTGTTACACCACAACGAGGGGACTATCATCCCCATTATCAACCCCTTCCCCGGCTCTATAAAAACCACTCCTAGTCCAGAATTAATGGTGTCAAATAACTGACCCCACCAGTCCGGGTTCTCTAATACCCTAAGAAATTCAATGTCGCTTTCCGTCTTGAACATTCGCATCATTTCAATGACATCGGACTTGTCAAATTTATTAGATTTTCTTATCACGATGTGGCTAGAGCATCTTTGCCGAAGTTATAATTAATGGTGGTTATGAAAGCCACTCTATTCATGCTTGTGTCACCCGGAGCAAAAAATTGCCACGCATTATCATTGGTATATCTTCCAGCCGTTCTATTCTGCAAAATCATTTGAATTGATGAGGCTGATACGGTTATAACGCCAATATACGACCTAGCTTCTTCTATCCACTCCTCAGAAATAGTAAAGCTTGTTATGTATCCGTTAAAATATTGATATAGCCCACCAGTGCCGCCAGCAGTAAGTAGCACTCCATCAGTGCCGAAAAAACCTTTCCACGCCTCGATCTGCGAACCCTTTATATTCTTACTTAATACGAAGCCTAGAAACGCCGTATCAATTCCAGCAAAAGAGAATGTAGTCTCGTTGGCTGTAGACTTTATATCTCTGATCGCATCTCCCGCTTTTAATAACACCCCTAACCCAGAGAATGGCTGCGCGTCTATTTCTGGAATGGTAAGTGTCGACGGGGCTGATGATATTAAAAAAACCTCCTCCGGCGTAGTGATCCGAAGGAAGTCCGCATAGCGAATGTTATTAGTGCCGTCAACGGGTGGGATAACATTCATAGGACTGCCTCAAACGCTTTGAATGTTCCCTGCCAATTTATAAAAGAATCATTCTGCATCGGAATAAGGGTGTAGGCGGGATAGTCCCGAAGGATAACTGGGAAGGTGCAGCCCGTATAAGAATCGCCGCCCATTGCTACCGTTGTTCCATATTGCCCTATAACCGCCGCTACGGGGCTGAGTAGAGGGGTGATTAGGTTACGATGGACTGGTATGTTAACGGTCAACCCGGAGCCTCTAACTACGTCTGCTGTGGCAATGTAAGAATATCTGCCAACCTGACAGAAGTCTCCGGCTTTAACTATATAGAGTCCGGCGCCAATACTGGGAAGCGAACCGAGGACTAGAACCTTTGCTGCTGACGCTATCTGCCACTCGCATACTTCGATAGCACCAGAACTCATGTCTCCCTGATATGCTATGTAGTTGACCCATCCAGTCACGCCAAAATTCAAGTATTGCTCTAGCGACTTATCAGGAATCCGTAGGGAATTAAGAAGCCCTCTGCTTTGACTGTATTTCAAATAGTTATGCGGCTTCATCTCGAACGCGAAAGGAACTACCGTTACAATTTCAGCGGTCGCTATTCTCTGATTCCGGCTGACTACTTGACCGACAAAGCGGTGGTCGTTGATTCCCACCGACTCGCTATTAATTAAGATCGTATTAAGGCTCATAGTTTACCTGTTCACTGGAACGGATTTGTTCGCGGATTGATTTGCCGCCCATACACCCATCTTGTTTTTAGATAGGAACTGAAGTGCTGATTGGGTGTCTATGGCTGACATTTGCGCGATATATGGGCCGTTATATACAACCGATGGCTGCGTGCTAGGATTGAGAGAGTCAGATAACTTATTGTTAGGAATAACATTACCCCTTCCAGAAGGTATGAATAATTCTGGGCCATTCTCCCCGACTATCGTAGGGCCACCAATCTCCCCGCCTGTTGCCGCAAACCCAACCCCAGTAGTCCCAGAAGGCATAAAACCGCCCTTCATTGAGCCACCCTTCCCCATCCCACCAAAGGCACTCGTAATAAATCCTACCGCCATCATTGCCAATTGCATTGCGTAGAACTTAGCGATCATTTTAGCTATGTCAGCTATAATACTTAGCGTAAATTTGCCAAATGATTTGGTTCCGTTAGCTGCGAATTCATCTATCGCTGATCCAATAGTATTGGTGAACATACTAAAAGCGTTCTCTCCCATATTGGCATAGTTCTGAGCGTCATCATTAAACTGATTAAAAGATTTTTCCCATCCAAAAGTAAATGAATATTGTTGGGACTGTATGTTGCGGATCGTTGATTCGGTCTGCTCGACGTACATCCTTCCCTGTTCTTGTATGATGTTTCGCTGCTGCTCTAGGACTACCGCCAGCTTCTCATTGCCCATAATTCGAGCGTCAAGAATCTTTAATTCTACTTGTGCGATTTGGTTGCTAAGTTGTTGTTCTACATTAAGAACATCCATCCTTACTTTCTGTTCGCGCTGCGCGTATACCGCTATCTCAGCACGAGTCGTTACCTGTTCCAAAGCGAGTTTATTCTGCCTCATGTATTCTGCTGATAGTCTTTCTGCCAGACCGATCTGATGATCTAGGGCTAAAGCCTTTGCAGCGTCTGGGTCTTTTGCAGCAGTTACAGATCTTCCCGTACCAGCCACACCAGAAGCAGCCTTCCCTTCTGGAAGCATTATATCTTGCATCAACCTTTGATTCGCCGCCCACGTCTCAAGATTCTTCGCCTTCAGCATATCGTATCCGGCAGCGATACCCTTAAAATCTCCGGCCAATACTTTTGCTAGTGACCCGCCCATAAATACTATAGTGTCACCTAGCTGTGCGGCTGCTGATGCTAGAGTATTTATTCCTATCGCCGCGTGTTTAACAAACCATTCTAATTTCTCAAAAAAGAATTTGGACGCTGCGGTATTTTTATTCCAGTGATCGAACAGCGTCCCAAGCGTAGGGATAACCGCGTTAGTGAACATCAACATCATTTGACTGGTCTTTGCGCTGAAAGCATCATTTAATCTTCCGGCTTCTTCTACTGCTGCCGCATAAGCCTTAAACTTATCTCGCGCTGCCTGTGTCCCGCTTACCAAACCTACAAAGTCCACCCCCTTCGCTGCGCGACCGAACATCTCCATAGCCGCAGCGTTTCTAGTAATAGGGTCTTGTAGTGCAGCTATAGAATATAGCGTCTTGTCGAAAAGTTTATCTGGGCTGAGTTTAGCTAGATCATTCAATGAAACGCCCAAGCGACCAAAGGCTTGTTGCGCGCCTAGTGAACCCTGTGCGGCTTCGCCTACTTTAGATGAGAACGAGGATAAGAACTTGCCAGCGTTATCGGCTGACCCTCCATTTTCTGCTAGACCCTTAGAAAGGGCTAGTATAGAGGCTACAGCGACTTCATTGGCTTTGGCGGTATCAGAGATAGCGTCACCGTAAGATAACGCTTTGTAGGTCATTGCAACGAAGGCAGCACTTGCTATCGTCGCGGCTTGCTGTGCATTATGAGCGAATTTTGCGAGACTGCGATCAGCACCCTCGATGCCCTTCTGAAACTCTGCTGAGTCCAGCCCCAGAACTACGCCAAGTCTTGCTAACATTCCCATCATTTACCCCTTAAAGATTTTCTTGGGTGCGTTCGGTGCTGATCTCATATAACTTTGCAAAGCCGTATTAGCGGCTGCGTCTTTTTGTTCCTTCGTCAGCGGTGGGTATAAATATTCATACGCCTTCGGTATGATGTCTTGTAGTTTAAAAGCGGTCTGATTTTCCGACCTCATGTAATTATATATCGCGCCAGTCAATGATCCTAGCACTTCTAACATCCCACGATTCCCGATAAGCCCGTCGGCATACATAATACAAATATCGGTAAAGCGTTCTTCGTCTATGCTGTCAGGATCAGTTCCATTTGCAGTTAGCATCGCTTTTACCTGCCTACGGACCGACCCCGTTATTTTCCCTTTGCTTCCTCGTATCCGGGAGAGACTGTCTCGCTGATATTCTTAATCACCTGTAGCTGAATCGGCAGAGGGAATAACTCATCTATCATAGGGTAGGTGATGTTAGCCATATCGAAGTCAGCTTCCTCCGGCACTAGCAGTCGGAATAGTTCTGTAATACGTTGCTCCAATATTCGTTTGTTCGTTGCCGCCGCCTTCATAGAGTTGCCATCTACTAGAACATCGTCCTCGGTAATGTGACAGTTCTCACTTTCTTCCAAATCTTTAATCAGGTCTTGGTAGTAAATGTCGATGATTTCATCATCTATCAACTCCATCCGAACCTGCATCTCCTCGAATTCTTTTGTAAGCGGTACTTTAACTTTAAAGGTATGACCGCCCATCGTGAATGAACGAGTCCTTACGCTTTCTTTATGCTTTACGAACTGTGAACCTAATGCCTTCTCTAGCTTATTCATGTCTTGTCCTTTTATATTTTCTTCGATTTGAATTTATCTAAATTTTGTTTTATTAATCCCGCCAATTGATTAAGTACCGTTCCCGCCTCTCCTTCTAATGCCGGACGTAGAAATGGAGTTCCCACCATATTCTTTGTCCCGAACTCTACCGCCGCCGCTCTCATATCACTTTTAATTCCGATCTGCTTCTCGCCAGTTTTTTGATTGGTGAATTTTGTTTTGGCTAACTTCTTTCCGGGTGCTGTTGTAACCAGCCCAATTACCGTATCAGTCTCACTTATATACTTCGACCTCTTGTCTTTTCCAGTAGGCTTCCTAGATTCGACCCTTAGAGACGCTGCAAGCGCACCAGTGTCCCTCGGTACTAATGCTATTGCCTGAGCGAGAACGGGCGTCATAGACTGTCTGACAGACTTTCTTAGAATGGCTTGGTTATCTTTCGGGCCAAAGTTGTCCGATAACTCTTGAAATACATCTTTTAGTTCTTTGAAGCCTGTAAATTTAACCGTAGTGTTAGCAGTGTTAACCATTAATCACCCTTAACCACGAGTTTTTGATAGATCGCATTATTGAGTTGGACAGCGTAATCCGCTACCTCCTCCGGCGTCATTGTGTCGGCGTGGTTCTTTGCTATCTCATAGGCTAGATGAATTCCAGCTATGCGCTGCTGCTGGTGACTGAACCAATTTTTCTGGCCTGAGTTAGCCTGATGAATTATGTATTCGAGAAGTGCTGCCGAATTATTTGTTGTCATATATTGTAGAACCGCCCCGAAGGGCGGCTCATCTCTTAGGTGTTGTTAGACCAGCCGTAGTTCAATCCACCAATAGGATGGATAGTGAACTCAAACTTGTTTTCAGCGTTAGGCTGCAAATCCCACTTCAAACCACCGACCATACCATTGAAGGCATAAGCGACAGTATCGGTGCCGTCATAAACTGCTACTACATAGGTGCGAACAACTGTACCGCCATATCCATCTTCACGGATTTGCAATTGTGCCACGTCGGCAGGATTCCAAGCAGAAGTAACCGTTAATGAAGTTACTTGATTCTGCGTCGTGACCTTCGCGCCAGTTCTTGCGCCAGCGACCGAGTAAGCTGCTACAGCATCATCAGAACCAAAAGCAGGTACAGCCTCAACAGGAACCGCCATACCTGTAGAACCTACACCGCCAGCAGACGTTCCTACGAGTTCTTCTACCCAACCTGTCCACGTTGAAAGATTAGCAATAGAAAAAGGGGTTGGAGTTGCCGCAGATTGCATCCAGAGAGTAGCTGTGTATCCGGGTAAAATTTTATTAATCAGTGCCATAATAATTCCTTTGAATAAGATTTAAGAAATTTTGTCTTATGATGATGTTGGAATGTCCATTTTTACATCTAGTATAATTTGATTCATGCCGAGTTCGTTATCATAGGTATTGTATAACCAATGTACGTCTGCTTTAGCAATGAAAAATCCTTCTGCTAGACTACCGAATAATCCCGAGTAGCCGTGCAATTCTTGCAGTATCGTATTGCCCAGACTAAAAGCGTCTGTCATAGCTTTACAGAATATCGAGGTCTGAAATATCGGGGTGTCGATACCTTTATTATCCTGAGTCTGTCCAGTGTACACGGGCTGATGGACGTTCCGCAGTTGCCACGTTATGAACTTTTCTTCTGTTGCCCAATTCCGATTAAAGTTTGCATAGACTGGAACAGGATCGACAATCGCAGCAAGTTGATATTGAATCGCTTGGGCGTACACATAGGGATTATTCTGGGTTGTCATACTGGCGTCTCCGGGTCGTTGCGGTAACAAGTATAAGTTACCTTCATCCGATCATTCGATTCCCTGATGTCCGTAATTCTCCAATCAAATCCGCGCCAAGTAATACTATACAAGTTTTGATTATCTACGATCTCTTTATTGTTCGGAGTGTAGTTAACCGTGATCTTTACCAAGTCTTGATAGACTCTATATCTCTCGCTTATCCGTAATGAATTAGATACATCCTCTATTAGTCCTCGCGTCTCAAACCACGGAGTAATAGTGGTCGTGTATTCGCCAACGGTATCAACCCCGTTGGTGACGTTATTAATCGTGAGGTTCTCATAACGGACTATAGTCATTACATAACCAGAGGTTTGTAAGGTCTTAGCAAAGTATCCACGCCCCAACTAATCATTTGAGTTGTATTCATCGCCCCGCTGCTAGTCGCGCTTCTGTTGTTATAGATGTGCGTAAGCAGCATTAATCCAGCCTGTTTAACGACAGGATAATTCGCAATAGGGTTAGCGTTTTGCGTGTATGTGACTATGATCGGATTAGCAAAGGTCTGATTAAGCGTGGTAGGTATTGCCGATACCACAACTCTATTCCCTGTCTGATCGTAGAAATAGTTACTTGATGCCAGAGTAATTGGTGCATTGCTGTTTACTCCGTAATAGCTAACTGAATTGACTGTAACTCCTGTCGATCCAATTGATACTTCTGGCAAGTCGAGATAAAGTGCCGAACCATAGACGCCAGAATTGCCGTAATACACTCTGAACTGCGTGCTGAATATAGCCATCCCTAAATAATCTTCAATGGCAAATCGAGTTGCTAGTTCGATGCTTTCGAGATAAGCATCCTGAGATTCGTCTTGAAATAGGTTTAACTGCTGCGTTATTTCCTCAAGCGAGAGCCATTGCGTTACCGTGTCCCGCGCTATCTGTTCTACTTTCGCATAGTTATACGGATTTCGGTTTGATCCGAAAAACTCCGATAGCGTCATATTTTCGACTGGCATAGTTCACTCCCTATGCTGGACAGACTACGCGCACACCCGCGAACACATCACGAACGGTAGAACATACCCGCTTCTCAGCGTACAGAGAAATGAATCCGGGCTGATACTGTTCCAACCGTTGAATACTCATCATCTCATTATCGGCGATGGTCATGAAGCTATCCCAAGCGGCTAGATAGATAGGGTAGGTGCTTGCCCCATATTCGCTCATGTAAGGATTTGGGATAACTGGGAAACCAAAGATGCTACATACGGAACCACCATCATCATCACCTGATTCAAATAGAACTGGGAATCCAGCGGTGTCTTTTAATTCCCTAAACAATTGGATTGTGTTCGGGTGCATCATCCACGCTGTACACGGACTCATCCAATACTGAGAAGGAAGTGCAGAAGCTAAAGCGGTAAGGTCGTTGTAAGTAACAACAGTCTTAGACGCTGCGGCTGTCTGTAGCATCGTGTGCCGACCGTTAGTAGTTGCTGATCCGCTAGTGCCGAAAGATGCTGCCGAGGTACTTCCAGCATATAAATTTAATCCGCGCAGCCCGTCAACCTGACCAGTTTGGGGTGTTGATGCTCCGCTAGCTTGGTCGTTGTTCAACATCATAGAAAGGGCTTCTTGCTGTGCGAATTCTAAGGCTATATCTGAGACAATGCTTTCATCAAGTCCGTTAATGTCAGACATAATTGCCGTCCGAATAGGCACGACTGCATTAATAGATTTAACAGAGACTTGCCAGAAAGATGTGGCGTAGTTGCCTACATCATTCTTTACGCTGTAGCCCCACGGGTTCGTGGTGCTGGTTTGGATTACTGTAGCGTTACCTGTCTTGACTACGAAGGCTTCATCAGAACCGATAGTGGTTATTTCACGAACGCCACACATACGAAAGGGGTTGCCGTATCGCAATGGCGCAAAGGCTTGATCGTAAATAACGCGACCACCGACACCAGTACCAGAACCCGTAAGTCCTGCTGCTTCCTTCAAACTAACATCAGCCCGACCCTCGGACAATGCTGTTTTTACTGCTTCGAGAATTAGGCTCATGTGAGTTTCCTTTAAATTGGAAAGACGGGGGATTTCTCCCCCGCGTTTTCTTAGTCGTTAGCCGTATAGGTTGAACGGTAACGGATGATGCTGAAAGGATCAACCACGCTGGTACATAGACGCTTCTCGCCGAAGAAAGTAATAAATCCGGGAAGAGTCTGATCGTACCTACGAAGAACCATATTCAAACGATCGACGATGGTATGCCCGCGTGACCAGTCACCAAAATACATTGGGTACAGGTTATTTTTGTCCACGCCAGCGTAGCTAGGGGTATCCAGATACTTGTTTACAACAACATCAAATCCACACAAGCGACCTACGATTCCATCTGTTTCCAGAGGACTCATACGCTCGAATACTGGCGTGCCGTTGTCATCGGTCAATCCGCGAATCTGTGAAAGCAAGATTGGATTGATAACGAAACGTGCAGAGGTAGTCCAATACTGTTGTGGCAAAGCATAGATGAAGTTAATAACGTCCTTGTACTGGATGTTTGCTGCGCCAGCGGCGTTGCCATTCGTTACCAACTGATCGTAGGTAGCGATGCTAGACAATCCACTGCTAGAGCCTGTTCCGCTTGTTCCGTATGCAGCCGTAGTGGTTACACCCGGAGCGTAGGCACCGTTACCACCAGCGTATTGGTTCAAACCGCGCAGACCATTAATACCACCAGTAGCAGCGATTACGCCAGCATCGGAACTCTGATCGTCGTTCTGGATCATTGAGATACCTTCTTGCTCACTGAACTCGACCAACATATCAGATACTACGTTGCTTTCCAGACCATCAATGTCGTCCAGTGCAGCGGTACGCAATGGGAACTGAACATTAATATCTTGCAAAGTCAGTTGCCAGATATTGGTTGCGACTGTGGTAGCCGATCCGTTGTTCTGGATAGGATAGCCCCAAGCTGGACCAGTGTTGCCAATTTTGGCGCGGAATTGATAGGTAGAACCATCAGTTGCAACGGTGCGTGATACGCCGCGCATAGGATTAGCCAAACGCAATGCAACGAATACAGGATCATAGGCAGTACGACCGCCGACACCCGCGCCAGAACCCTGTAGGCCAGCGGCTTCTTTTAAGAAAGCGTCATACTGGGAATCGCTCTCGAACAGGCTAATTTCTTTTTCCATCCGGCTACTAGACTTCGTGAAGTCGCTCAGTTGTTCCTTAACTCTGCGGTTCACATCTTGCGAGACGGTCTTAGCTTTAGGCTGAATGATTGAAGGGATTTGAATAGATGCAACCTTAGCTTCTAGGGCTGCGACTTTCTCATCGACCTCGGCGCGTACAGCTTCCAGAGATACATTTACTTCGCTCTTGATTTCTTCGATCTTGGCGGTGTTAGCTGCTTCGATATGGTCTAGCTTCTCAATAACTTCGTTCATTTTAATTTCCTTTATTTAAGGCGTTGGGATAATGCCTTCAGCAATTCTCGCTCTTTTAGGGCTTTAAGAATTTCGTCGGCTTGCTTTGTTGCCACCGCATCAGGCTCCCCCTGAGTTGGTTGAGTGTCAAGATTTTTATGGGTGGCTTCCCGCGCATCCACTATTTTCTTGAATACCATAGATGCGGTGGTCGCATCTTTTCGCGTTAACCCTGCTTCCCGCAGAGTCTTTTCGATTACTCGAATCATTAGCTGTCCTTCAGCATTAAATGCTTCCAGCCTACTGATTTCTGAATTAGGATTATTGGGGTACATTACGACAGAGACTTCCCGCAGACCGCCTTTAGTAATTCTAAAGTAGCCGTCAGCCTCTTTGGTAGGGTTGCCTTCTTCATCGACCATCGCTGCTTCTTCAGCGAACGCGCCGACACTGACACCGCCAAACATATTGGGAGATTCTTTTAATACAGAATGAAGATCAGAGCCGCCTACAGTATTCATGTAGATTTGCCCTTTAGCTGTCATGCCTTCTTCGTCAAAAGAAAATTCGTTCCACTGACCGACAGGCATACCGCTATCGTTATGGTTTAGGAACATAGGAAGCGGCTTATCCGCTTTGGAGAATTCGTCTGCCCATTGAGCAAAGCCTTCCGGCTGATAATTAAATCGCCGACCGTCTAGCCCTTCTCTCGCACCCCAAGTGGTAGCACGAGCCTCTATAGAGCCTCTATTGCTGCTTGACTCGCTTTCGTCTAGGCTTAGTTTCGCTTCGCAAACTAGCATCAGATTTTTCATTGACTGCCCCATTATTTATAGATTGATTATTATCTTTTATTGTATGTGGCTTCTCAAGAGTAACCGCCGGAATAACTACATCCGACTTCCTTACTTGTTTAGCAAAAAAACCTAGTATCGTATCGAGGATGCTCATGTTTTTCCTATGTTCATTTTACTCGTTTGATTCCCGCCTCCACCACCTGTATCTTGTGGGCTTGTTCCATCTATCATACCACCACTTGCGTTCTGTGTTAACTGATCTCCACCAGCTACCATATCCATATTCAAATATTCTCTCGCTTCATTCGGGGTAAATATACCATTAGAGACACCAGCTACCACAAAATTCATTTGGTCTAGGGCTGCACCCTTTAAGAAGTCTTTTGTATCGAATCGGATCGAAAGGTTAGGGTAGCCCTTTAATAGATGCTGCTTTAACTTTTGCTCTATGTTGATAATCATCGGGTACATAGTTGTTTTGTAGAACTCATCCAGTAGCGTCTGCGTGTTATTGAACTTCCCGTCTGATACCCCTAGCATTTGTGGCGGGACACCGAATAGACCGCAGATACGCTTCATAGTCTGAATCTTTAATTCGGCAGTCTGAGCGTCTTGTAGGGTTAGCATATCGACAGGCGTATATTGCATCCCCTGATCTAATAGCATCCCCTGACCTGCTTTGCTCAAGTCTGAGTTCCTGCTTCCAGTCATTGCGTTCCAAGTCTCTTTAAGGCGGCTTGCTACTTCTTTATACTTTGCGTCTGGGATAACTTGATCGGTAGTAAATATGCCGGAGGGCTTTGCGCCATTCTGCATAATGAAGTTAGCGTAAACGTCTATATCCTGATCGAGTGCGACTAACTCGGTCGCTAGGATGCCCTTGTTAAAGCCTGACGATCCCTGCCACGGTGCTTCCTTAATGTGCATCACTTGATGAGATTCTAGCGGTTGATCTTTGCTGAAGCCGTAGCTCGGAGTTGACAGACGGTATGAAGGGTAGCGCGTAGGATTCAGAATAACCGTGATGAGGGTCGAATCCAGCATATACATCTCAAGCGGGGTCGATAAAGAATCCTTCTGGTCTTTTCTCCACCATAGCGTGAACGACTCGCCGCTTATGTCTTGCCACATACACCACTGATACCAGAACTCGTACTGACTCTGAAAATTATTAGGGTTCGTTAGCAATGCTAGAACCTGTTTCGCTTTAGCCTTCTCTCTATTGCCTATCTTCGGATCAGTGAGGGCGTTGGTAAAGGTGCCGTCATCATTCTTAGACATTACCGCCAGAGAGCATTGAGCCAGCGACCGAGCCTTCACCCCAACGCATGACATAACAGTAGAGTTCCGCGTCAGTGCGGATACATCTATAACGCGACCTGCGACCGTAGTGCTGCTAGTTGTTACATAAAGTAGCTGCGATGAAGTGGACTGCTGACCTGCGGTAGCGTAGACAACCTGATTACCTAATTGTAATTGCCCTAGAACTGTATTAGCTTCCTTTTGAAGTGTGGCTTTACTCTTGAAAATATCTAGTATACCCATCGAAACCCCCGCGAATTTCCCTGATATTACATCAAAAACTTCTGAAACCGAAGCTATTTGAAACGAATGGGTTATCTAATGCACAATGCGCTGCAATAATTAAAGCGATAATACCATCTACCTTCGCCGATTTGTCAGCCTCGTTTTTTCTTACTTTTATATTTGAATTAACGTCCGTGTACACTTCGCAGTTCCCTAGCTGCCATCCGACAAAAGGATTCCCTCTATGCGTGATCTGTTTGCTCATAATCATCTTTTCAATGAACTTTGATGGATTATTTAATACGCCCATTCCCTGTCCGACCTTTTTTACTGGTACGCCAGCATCATGCAACCGGGCTACAATCGAGGCGGCGTTATAGGCGTCATAGCCCACTTCTTTTACATCATATATCTCGCACTGTGATTTAATGTAGTCGGAGATTTCTCTATCGTCCATCACGTTGCCTTCTGTGATCTGTAGTATCCCGCTGGCGATAGCAACCCGGAATATGTCTTGATAGTGATTAGGTATTAGAGCCAAACCTTCTTCCGGCAAAAAGAACTTCCACTCCGCATCAAAGTCTAATTCCCCGTATCGCTTCAGAGTACAGACCGCGTTCAGATCTCGCGTAGCTGCCAGATCGAATCCCATAAACACGGCCTCGGGTTCTGGTCTTGGTTCTTTGATACATATCGGATCATCCCAGTGTTGTCGGTCGATCCACGCGGTGTTAGCAGATACAAAGACATTCAGCGTCTTGCATAGGAACTCATTAAGTGCCGCTGGTTTGTGGCTTGCTTCTTCTGCGCGTTGTTTGATCGCTTCTTCAAATACCGATACGCCGTGCATCGGGTTAGCTTTCCCCCAGTTTGCTGGATCGTGCCAGTCATCTTGCAGGTCTAGGCCATAGAGCAACCCGAACCATCGTGGATTATCTACAGCGTCTCCGTGCAGCATCGACTTGTACATCACCAAGTCCTCGTGGAATTTTGTGTCTTTAGTGAATGATGCTGTTGTAATATATATCCGTAGCGGGTTCTTTCTTGCCACCATCCCAGAATGTAATACTTCGATAGTGTTTCGGTCGAGTACCTGCGCGGCTTCGTCCACGATAACGCATGAAGGATTTTTCCCGTCACCCGTCTTTTTAGTATCGCGGGATAATGCTTTGAACATTGACTGCGTATCGCCCTTTCTTTTTATCTCATACTTGCTCACTACGAACTGATTAGCCATTAAAGGGTTCTCCATACTCTCTATGAAGCCTTTGGCTGCATCAAAAACAATTGTGGCTTGCTCTCTATTGGTTGCGACAGTAAAGACCTCAGAACCCTTCTCTCCGCAGACCAGTTCATAAAGTGCAATAACTGCTGTGAGAGTAGACTTCCCAGACTTGCGTGGGATGAATAGTATTACATCCGTCACCATTCGCTTCTTTCTATCGCCCTTCTTACGAAAGCCGTAAACCGCGCAGATCAACAGTTCTTGAAATGGGGCGAGTACGATAGGCTGACCCGCTAGTGGGCCTTTGGTATGAACGAGACGAGACGCGAATCCTAAGACGTGTTCGACATAACGAGCATCGAACTCCCATTCCCATTCTTGGTTTTCGTACTGATTAAGGAATCGCTGACAGGCTAGACGGATTTCGGTGCATACGCTTTCATCACCCCGCGCCACCGCCTTCGCATAGAGGACACCATCTTCCCAACTCAACCTTCTGGGCCTCGCATAAAGATAGCCACTTCACTTTCCGACTCGACCTTACCTGATGCCAAGCGACCGCGAGGGGTCAAGCCTAGTTCATTCATTAGCTGAATGATTAGCGTCATAGTTTTGTTGCGGATATTGATATAAGGATTTGCGCCGACTGCTGAGTTGTCGAACTTGATAATTACGCCGTTAGCTGAAATGCCTTTAGTGCATTTTATATAAGTATCAATGTGGTCTGCCAACATCGCCAGAGCGTGTTTGTCCTGATTGTTCCCGATGCCGTAGACTTCATAAAGAAACTGAGAAGTCTCGTCTATGAATTGCGCTTTGTTCCACGCGTCATAGTTGTCCATCCACTCGGCTTGCGGAATTCTTTTCTTGAGTTGATCGGGGATTGGAGCCGCTTGGATCACGGCTCGTTTGTGCGTTCCATCTATTAGATGCAATTCGGGGGCTTTTCTGTTCATACGCGGAGTCTAAGTATTAATTCTGCTATTTGTCAAATTGATTTACGGCCATTTCAG